TCTTGACGGTTTAACCGTGGGTGTCCCTCTAACTGAAAACACTCATCCAACGACTGACCCTACTGTTTGGCCGCTGGCTGATGTTATTGGCGGCGCAGCGATTGCACCGTTCACAGGTTTATCTCTTGAGAAACTGGCTGTTCCACTATCAGTATCTGGCTTCAATGAAGGCACTGGTAACTTTACATGGGTTCTGCATAACACTTTGGGCGCAACGCTCAATCAATGTATCGCGTATCTGGATGCTCTGGCTGGTTCTGATGTTGATTATGTGACAGGCGCAGTTGTTCACGGCCTTCGTTTAAATACTTGGTACACGATCAACTCACAGGGTAAATTCATCACACGCTCAGGTGCAGACAACCTTGGCTTGTACATGGAACAAATACCAACAGCAGATCAGCAAAGCATTATCTTCACTGAGGATGCAGCCGCTACAATGACTGCACCGTTTAATGTCCAGCTTGATATTACTCTTGGTGCAAACACAACTGGTGTTACGGATGCGTGGATTGAGGCATGGTATCAGAATGGTGCAGGCGCACTCGATTACAACACTGCTACGGCTGTAACGGTAACGGATGCTAACGGGACTCCTATCAACCTCAATGTTAATAATGTTTCGACTGTCAGTGTACCCTACGGATATGATGGTAACGGCGAGGCTGGTCTGCCAGCAGGCACAGACAAAACCATCGTTATCAATGCGGGCGGTACAGGATTAGTGGAACGTCAAGCTATCGTGACAATCACTCGTCAAGCAGTTGTATCTGTTGATATGACTCTAGCGTTGTCTACTGTCTGATGCTACGAGCGCAGCAAATCATTATTGATATGCCTGTTGCTGGACAAGAGCCGTGGATTTCGGTTGTGCTGCAAGATGTTCAAACCGATGCAAATGGCGTGGTTATACAGACGGTGGATAGAGTTGGTATTATCCACCGTCCCCTCAGCAAAGTCGCGGCAGAGATTGACTCTGTCGTAGACCCTGTGCTGAGAGGACGTGCAAAGAAAATGACGGTGGCTGGGACAGCAGCGCTCATAAAGGCAGCCGTTGTCCGCTGGATTGGGGAAGACTATGGCAGTTATTGACCACATAGACGTAAGTAATCCGTTCGCAGTGAGAATCCACTTATCGGCTGCTACTATCAGTGGGTCATTTTCGCCCGTGGATATGTATTACGAAATGGTATCACTTCGAGCAGCTAATCAGTCGTTGCGCAGCTATCCGGTGTTCCTCAAAGCATTTGGCAACGTGGCTAAAGGTGGTGGTAAATTTACTGAGCGTTATATCCAGTGTATGAATGGCTGCCGCGTAGTGCCGTTTGACGTAACTCAAACACTGAATGTTATTGGCACGATAATCACTGATACAGGGCAAGAAGGTACACTGTGTTTTGATAGGACAACGCTGACTGCTCAAGTCGATATTAACTACGTGCCACCGCAAGTGGAGGTCATTCAAATATCATCTGGTAGTGGTCTATCAGCAGTGGAGCGTGATCAGTTAGACAAATTGTATAAGTTGGGTGGACTGGATGCCGCAAATCCACTGACTGTTGATGACGATACAAACCGCAGATTTGTGGGTGATTCGAATGCACCTGTTATCGATCAGTCTATTATCACGACGGGTGGTAAAACAGTCGTGACAATTCAATGAACAGCAGAAGTGTAGCTACAGATGGTGTTGGCAGTGGATCTAGGGCTATGGCGTATCAGGGGTTTTCATGGGTCACAGTTGCATTCAAAAAGATTATTTTTGCGTTTGAATCTCGCATAAGCAGAGTCAAGGAGTTTTCATCATGGCTGAACTGATTGAGTTTGAAAGTCGTATAATCCATGTGATCGATGTGGATAGTTCTATCATATCTGAGGATGATTTTCATAGCCCGATTACAGCCAATCTTGATATTGTGAGTGCAGTTACAACCGAAATTCCGTTTATAAGTACAATAGGTGGTTGGTAATGAGTAAAATTTATGTTGGTCAGGAAGTAACCCTTCGAGTCAAAACATTTCAGGACACGACAAGTGCGACTTCCCGTGAATTGAAGATTAAAAAGAAAGATGGAACTATCTTAACATTTGCAGCTACACAAACTGCTGGCTCAACCGACACGATAGAATACACTACAAACTCAACTGACTTGGACTTGGTTGGAATGTATTTGGTTCAAGCCGTGGTTGCGTTTGGTGGCGGGAAACAAAGAGGTGAAACGCATGCACTTATCGTGCATGCAGAGTTCGACTAAATAGTATATGCATGTGGGGTTATAAATGGCTAAATTAAATTCTAAAGCTGGGTTGAGTGCTTATTGTCTGCGACAGTTAGGTTCGCCTGTCATCAACATTGAGTTAGATGTTGCACAGATCGATGATAACCTGAACGATGCAGTAGCTTTATATCTTGAACGCCATTTTAACGGTGTCGAAGAAGTGTTCTGGAAGCACGTTGTCACCGCAGCCGATGTCACCAAGGGATACATCACAACTGTACCTGAAATTGTATCCGTTCTAGGTATCCTGAGCCAACCACTAACTGGCTCAGGTGAAATACTCGAAAACATCAATTTCAGCATGCAAGCAAGTCTGAACAGTTCTCTTGCAAACATTATGGCAACAAATGTGACTGATATTTATATGGCGAAACAGCACATATCGCTCATTGATAAAATGTTCGAGCGAGATTTTCATGTGGAGTTCAACTCCGCAGTGAACCGTCTCCGTGTCACACAGACACTCACTGAAGGTGCAACAATAATCCTGCATGCATATAGGTCGCTTGATCCTGATGAACAAGATGGTGAAGTTTGGGATGATCGCTGGCTGAAAAAGTACGCGACTGCATTGTTGAAAAAGCAGTGGGGATCGAATATCAGGAAATTTAAGGGTGTTCAATTACCGAACGGTATGACGATGGACGGTGAAGGCATTTATGGTGAAGCTGTCGAGGAAATAACCAAACTCGAAGAAGAACTTGAACTCAGGTACGAAGAGCCTCCTGAATTTTTTATAGGATGATACCATGGCTATAAATCAATATTTTAATCTGCATGGTCAGAATGGTGCAAACCTGAATGAACAGAAAATTGTCCGCAATCTGGTGACTGAATGTATTCAGCAAAAGGGTATGAATGTAACCTATATGCCTCGCCAGTTCCAGAATGTTGATGAAATTCTCCATGAAGATCCCACATCATCGTTCTCGCTATCTAAAGTTATCGAAATGTTCATTGAGTCGGTTGACGGTTTCGGTGGCGATGGTGATATGTTTTCATCTTTCGGTTATGAGATGAAAGATCAAATTACGTTTTCTGTTTCTACTGACAGATTTAAAGCAGAGTTTGGTTCAGCGGAAATGCCAAATGAGGGTGATTTAATTTACCTGCCGCTATCCAACACGCTCTTTGAAGTCAGCACGGTTGATCATGAAAGCCAGTTCTACCCACTCGGCACACTGCCAATGATAACTATTGTATGTGAAGCGTTTGAATACTCACATGAATCATTTGCGACTGGTGATGTTGCCATCGATTCTGTGATGGGGCTTGAGATTGATCCGTCTGCCGACAATGTGACTTTCACAAATGATGCCGCCGCAATTCTCGACTTCACTGAAACTAACCCATTCGGTGGTGGCTGATTATGGCATTCGCATCATATTTTTATCATGAGTCCATCAAGAAATACATTGTGGCGTTCGGTTCATTGTTCAATGGTATTCAGGTACATCGGACAGACGCAAATGGCGTGATTGTGAAAACAATCACAGTTCCGCTTGCATACGGTCCTGCTCACAAGTATTTTCTTAAATGGGACGGGACGAATCCACGCAATAATGATGGTACGAAACCGAAAGTTAAAATGACGCTTCCTCGCATCGGGTTTGAGATTGAAGCGTTGCAATTTGATGGCTCGCGGATGCTGACGAAGGATTCACAGATTGCATTTGATAATCCAGACGGGTCGAGTTCCATCGTCCAGCAGGGTGTCCCTTGGACATTCAATTTTTCACTGAAAATCATGGCGAAAAATATTGATGATGGCCTTCAAATCATTGAGCAGATCATTCCAGCATTCAATCCATCGTATTCTGTATCTGTTATCGAGATCCCTGAAATGGGTGTGAAGAAAGACGTTATCATTTCACTGCAAGATATTCAACAGCAGGATGATTATGAGGGAGCGTTTGATAATGAGCGTTTGATAATGTGGAGTCTGTCTTTTTCACTGAAGGGTAGAATATACCCACCAATCAGAACCGCCAACCGTATTCAACGCGTTATTTCCGATGTTAGTTTATTACCACTAAATAACTTACTGGAAACCATCAATGTGTCCATGGTTGATGTCAATGGCGTTCCAACAGTTCAAACCACAATTGTGTAGAGAGATTTTGAGAGGCATTAAATGAGTGTTAGTTCATCCGTAACAGAACTGCTAGGATTAGATGAAGAAGTCGAAGATGCACGCGAACTCGTATTGGAAGGTGAAGGTAATATTTTCCCTGAAGAAGACGATGTTGACGTAACCGATTCCGAACTGGTTGAACTCAAACGCGTGGTAGATTTCGCGAAAGATGGTGTGGATGACTACAAGCATGCGAGGATTGTACACCAGAGGCTCATAAATCGTGGTGTGGTGGCTTTGGATGGCATGCTGACCCTAGCGCATGGATCAAACCAACCGAGGGCTTACGAGGTCGTTGCTACACTCATCAACACGGTATCTGGTACAACCCGTGACCTCATCAAGCTTCAGGAGTCGATGCAAAAGCTTAATGAGACAGTTGGTGCTGAAATGAAAGGCACAGTGAATAACAACTTGATCGTTTCAACAAGTGCAGATCTCGCTAAACTTCTGGATGATATGGATGGCAAATGATTACTATCTAGGTAATTCACGGGTCAAGGGTGCAGGTGTTGTATATGAGTACACCAAAGAAGAATTAGAAGAGTACATCAAGTGTCGCCGCGACCCGATTTATTTTATTGAAAAATATGTGACCATCATCGGCACGTTTGGAAAAACATTGTTCAAAATGTATGAGTTCCAAAAAGAGATGATCCTAGCCTTTACCCATAAAGCCCGTGTGGTTATTAAGAGCGGGAGACAACAAGGAAAATGCAATTTTCATCTTGAAAAAGTCTTTGTAAAACATACACTTACAGATGAATTATCTGAAATTGCAATTGGCGATTTCTATGAATTATGTGCATCTAACCATGTTTGTAACGATGCTAGTCATAATGAATCTGTATTAGATAAACGCTACGAGAAACTTTCTGACCAAGTAAACCGAAAGTTTATTGACACCATTGACCTGCATAACTGGGAGGTTGATACTGACACTGGTTGGGAGCCAATAAAGTCAATCAGCAAAACTGTTAAATATGAAAAATATACCATCACAACTGAGTGTGGACTGACGCTATCATGTGCAGATACTCATATCATCTTCGATGAATCTGGTGATGAGATTTTTGCTCAGGATTCGCTTGGTGTAAATATTCGGACGCGATATGGTAATCAACGTGTGATCCGTGTCGAACATAGTGGTGAGTTCCACCACATGTATGACATGGATATTGATTCAGGTGGCCATAGGTTCTACACCAACGACATTTTATCACATAACAGTATTACATGTGCTGCATGGCTGTTCTGGTTCACTACATTTCATTCCGATAAAAATGTTGCTATTGCAGCGAACAAAGCGTCCACTGCTCGCGGTCTGTTGAAGCGAGTGTCACTGATGCTTGAATCTCTGCCATTTTTCCTCCAAGCAGGGTGTAGGGAAATGAACAAGGGATCTCTGACATTCGATAACGGTTCAATGATACTTGCTGCGGCGACATCATCAAGTTCAATTCGTGGCGATAGTATGGACTGCATCCTGCTTGATGAGTTTGCATTTATTGAGAATGCATATGACTTTTTCACCAGCACATACCCAGTTATTTCAGCCAAGGCAGATTCCAAGATTTTCATGGTGTCCACACCAAATAAATTGAACCTGTTCTACACATTTTTCACCAAAGCAAAAGCTTTACAGAATGGCTATCATGCACTGGAATACAATTGGCGTGACGTACCATATCGCGATGAGAAGTGGGTCAAGGAAACGAAAGACTCGCTTGCATCTGAAGAACAGTGGTTGCAGGAATTTGAAGGTGAGTTCCTTGGTAATTCTAACACACTTATACCTTCTGGTGCATTGAAAGTATTGATGTCGTCCATCATGGAGCCATTGCACACGGTTGGTGGTGTTCATGTGTACGATAAGCCAGAGGAAGGTCACACTTATGTGATGACTGTCGATGTGTCTCGCGGTAAGGGGTTGGACTATTCAACTTTCTCTGTATTTGATGTGACTGAGCGGCCATATAATGTTGTTGCTACATTCAGGGACAATAAAATTTCATCATACGTTTATCCTGATGTGATCAACCGTGTTGCCACTGCATACAACAAGGCATGGGTGTTGATCGAGGTTAATGATATTGGTGAGCAGGTTGTGGATATTCTCAACTATGATTTGGAATATGAAAATATAATCCCAACCAACACGGCGACCAAGAAAGGTAAATCTATTCTCGGCGTGAGGACAACTAAAAAGGTTAAGCGTGTCGGGTGTTCATCGGTGGCAGATATGTTCGCAATGAACCATATCGTTGTACACGATGCTGCAACAATTGAAGAATTTACGACGTTTGTATCCAACAGTGTGTCGTATGAAGCAGAGAATGGCAAGCATGATGACATGGTTATGAACCATGTGTTGTTTTCATGGTTTGTGACACAACCGTTCTTTGCGGAAGTTGTTGGATTAGAAAGTGGAGATATGCGTTCAGGGTTGTATGGAGACGAGATTGAGAATATTGATGAAGAACTGGCGATGTTTGCTCTGATTGATGATGGTGTCGAGGAAGATACTCCAGCATTGAGTAGTGAAGACATCGCGTGGCTGCAAAGTTAAATTGTGGCTAAATAGAAAGATACAAAAATACTAGGAGTGAAATGATGGCAGAAATACAATCATTAGAAGTCCGCGTAAAGGAAGGTTCCGCATCCACCCAAGTTGAGGCTCCTAGTACATCCATCGGTGCGCTAGTTGGCAACTTTTCATGGGGTTCGGTTGATGAACTTTTACTCGCGGCAAACGAACAAGATCTTGTTCGCAAATCTGGGACACCAGATAACCAAAACTATAAAGACTGGTTCACAGCTAAAAACTTCCTGAACTATTCAAGTGCATTGCGGTATGTTCGTATTGTCGGTGCAGGTGCATTGAACTCAGGTGATGTGTCGGGTCACTTGGTTGAGAATGACGCAACATTTGCAATCGATGCAACACTGGTCGCATCTGGTAATTCGTTTATTGCTCGATATGCAGGCATCAAAGGTAACGGTATCACTGTCAGCGTGGCAGATTCTACAACATACGCTGCATGGACGCATGCGAATGAGTTCTCATTCGCACCAACAGGTGATGAGTTCTTTATTGTTGTGTTGCTTGGTGGCGTTATTGTTGAGCGTCACTATGTGTCAAAAGATCCTGCTGGGCGTGATGCATTCAATCGTAATATCTATGCTGCTGATTTGATCAACACCCAGTCTAGCTATATCTTCGTCGTCCCGCAAACTCTTATCACTTCCACTGCTGGTGTTTATGATGCTATCGGTGGTGAGTATGCACTTGCGAGTGGTAACGATGGTGTTGCACCCCTTGATGGTGATTATACCGCAGCTTGGACTAAACACTTCTCAAATCAGGACACTATCGAAGTGAATCTGTTAATGCAGGGTGGCGCATCAACTGTCGTTGGTCAACACATCATGCAGAATGTTGCATCTGTTCGTCTGGATGCACAGTCGTTCCATTCACCAATGGAAACAGATGTGGTTGCTAAAGCGGGTGTCGATGTTGCAGTCACTGCAATGAAAGTGACTCGTAATGCATATCCTGCGAACTCCAAGGGTGTGTTTGATGGCAACTATAAGTATCAGAAAGATTTATACAATGACATTTGGCGCTGGGTTCCATTAAACGGTGATCATGCTGGATTGTATGCACGCACTGATTACATCAAATCAGTTGGTTCGGCTGCATCTGGCCATAATCGCGGTCAAGTGAAAGAAGTTACCAAGTTTGCAATTGAGCCTAATTTGGCAAATCGTAATGATATGTCAAATGCGCAGATCAACCCATTTGTTACATTTGATGGTGATGGTCCGTTATTGTATCTGGACAAAACACTGTTGACCAAACCGAATGCTTTTGATTCAGTTGGCCCACGCCGTTTGTTCAACATGATCGAAACTGCAATTTCACGCACTTCACGTTTCACGTTGTCGGAATTTAATACACCCAAGGAGCAGGCTAAATTTAAACGCTCAATGGATATGTATTTCCGTGGCTTGATTGGTCGTGGTGATGTTGTTCGTGCATTGGTCGTCTGTGATGCAACAACCAACACACCAGATGTTGTGAATGCTAAAAACTTTTCCGCTAAGTTCTACATCGAAGCACCGTTGCCAATTCGTGGCATCATGTTGGAGTTCATCTCCACACCGTTCGGTGTTTCTTTCAATGAAGTGATCGGGTAAGGAGGAATAATTAAATGTCTTTAAACGCATTCACACAATCATTTACTGATTTAGCTAAACCTACATTATTTGAGGTGGCCATCGCTGGACTGGATGGCTCGCTCGAATTTATGTGTAAGGCTGCTCAGATTCCACCATCCCAGATTGGTATCATGGAAGTTCCATATCAGGGTCGCAAACTGAAGCGTGCAGGTGATCGCACGTACCCAGAATGGACTATCACTGTCATGAATGATGTCAAGTACACTATTCATGAAGAATTGATGTTATGGCATGATACGATCAGCATGCCAGAAGGTAATGTCGGTTTACCACCATCCGCTTACCTTCGTGCTGGTTCAATCATTTCACTTGATGTGCAAAAGAACCCGATTGCCGAGTATGAATTTGTTTCACTCTGGCCGACTGAAATCAGTCAGATTGAGCAGGGCTTTGAAATGTCCGACACATACGAAGAATACACCGTAACATTTGCATACGATTTCTACACCCGTAAGCGTTTTGTTAAGTAAGTGATATAAGCGAAGATGGGGGCTTTATGCCCCCTCTTTTGGGGTATGGTAAATGGAATTATTTGGATACGAGTTTTCAATCACATCGCTCATAAAAGATACCAAGGGTTCTGATAAAGAGTCTGAAAGTTTTGTTGAGCCATCTTCACCTGATGCTGCCGTTACTGGTGGCACTCTCTCGCATGATTTTAATTTAGAAGAAACATTTAAAGCATCATCTGATTTGATTGCAAAATATAGGCAGATGGCAGAAGCGTCTGATGTGTCTGATGCCATCGATGATATTATGAACGAAGCGATTGTGTTTGAACCAGATCGTTCAACCGTTGAAATCAATCTGGAGTCATTGGATCAACCCGACAAAGTGAAAGACAAAGTCCGTGATGCCGCCAAGAAAGTTTTACGATTGCTGGACTTCAACCAAGTTGGTGATCAGATTTTCCGTGAGTGGTATATTGATGGGCAGCGTTACTATCACGTGATCGCAGATGAGAAAGAATCGAACGGCATCAAAGAAACCCGTGAGATTGATTCCCGATACATCCGCAAGATCCGCAATGTTAAAAAAGAAAAGAACGAAAACGGTGTGATGATAATCAAGTCGGTTGAAGAGTTCTACATCTTCCAATCACCTGAATCCGATGTTGCTGTGAGAATTGCACTCGATTCAATTGCAGCATGCACATCTGGTAAATTTGACGCACACAAAACAATGGTGCATTCATTCCTACATAAAGCAATCAAGCCATGGAACAATTTGGCAATGCTTGAAGATTCACTGGTGATCTACAGGGTCGCCCGTGCGCCTGAACGAAGGGCTTTCTACATAGATACTGGTTCATTACCGAAAACCAAGGCAGAAGCGTATGTGCGTGGCCTGATGACCAAGATGAAGTCCAAGTTCTCTTACGATTCTACAACTGGTGCAGTGAAAGATAGCAAATCAGTTATGTCGATGATGGAAGACATTTGGCTGCCACGTAAGGAAGGTTCAACATCAACTGAGATTCAA